ATAGAGGACGGGGACTTATGAAAAAAAATGAAGTGACTATTATCTGGGGCACAGAGGCAGTTAGAGGAATAGAAAAACCTATTAAAGGTTATACCAAAATAAAATATAAATTTAATACCGAGAGTGAATTAGACGCTTTTATAAAAGGTGTTGGTGAAGGCAACGGGTGGTTAGAGTACGAGATAGAAGAATCATAATTAACTGGACATATACGTTATATTACGGTAAGAGCACAAGCTATGGGACTACCTAAAAATCTTACGGAACGACAACAAAAGTTTGCAGAATTACTTGTATACAATGAAGGACGCAAGAGCCCAAGCGAATGTGCGTATGAGGCAGGATATAAGACTAGACCGCGTCAGGCTGCGAGCGAGCTACGTAATCCAAAATTATCACCATTAGTTGTTAAATACATTGGTGAGCTACGAGCAGAGATACAAGAAAAATACGGAATCACTTTTGAAAAACACATTGGTGAACTAGCAAAGCTACGAGAGGACGCACGTGAAAAAGGTGCGTGGTCAGCCGCCATAAACGCAGAGATAGCTAGAGGTAAAGCGGGTGGTTTATATGTAGATCAAAAACTAGTCTTGTCTGGTAATCTAGATAATATGTCTGAAAAAGAATTAGAAGCTAAGATGAAACAAATCTTAGACGACCATAAAACTTTAATTAATATTACCCCAGAAGAAGAGATAGAAGAATCAATAGAACAAGCAAGCCTTGATAGTGATTCAAAGAAGAAATAATTTTACTAAATATTCTTCTTGGAAACTTTTTTACTAGTGACCACTTGTTTGTTATTCCTGTGTACATTTCCATAATTTAATCCTTGTGGATTGGGCCCACGTCTTGGTGGTAGTTGATCCCATTTTACGTTAGGCATATTCTTAGTCAAGGTTTTATTTTTCATTTATTTTTTCCATTTTAATTATACACCCAACAGGAAATACATTTCTATCAGAAAATAACTCATCATTCTCTTCGTAAGATGCAAACGTCCATATGTATTTTTTATTCTTATCAAATACATAAGCGTGGGTTATCATCGTAGATGGTATCAAACCATACGAGTCGTGATGTGTAGCGTGCCCGCTATCACCTGTCGGATCAATCCAGGTAATTTTGTAATAGTAATATCGCTTCTTGTTGATAACAACAGATTTGTATTTAGATTTTTTAGGACGTTTCATATCTGGGTTTATACTCTATAGGGGAATATTTGGGCAAAAAAGTTTTTAAAAAACCAAAAAGGGTCGCGCGCGCCGAATACATTCCTGAAAAAGCTAGTAAAATCAACACTAATTTGACTGTGCCAAGGCATATTTGCAAAAAAGTCAATAAAATCACCATTTGTGCCACGCTGTGCCACCATAATTCAACGCCGTGGCACACCTATTATTCGCTAATACCAACACTTCTAGCCTATTTTTGGCACTGTGCCACCTGTGCCACCAGTTTTTTTTTATCACTGAAAAAAAAATTTGCCCAAATATTCCACTATAGTGTGGCACACTTAGAATGATTCTAAGAAGCATTCTAAAGTTTGTATTTTTTCTCGCCATTTTTCACTATTTTCTTCACCCCCGCTCCGCGTAGCTCTATCGTTGCATAGGGTTTCCACGCCTTACGCACTAAGTTCAGCTCCACAATAAGATTTGACCATTGCTTCGGGGATATATCTTTAGACTGTATTGTTACTTTTTTCATAATTTTCGTGGGGCTTCCACTCTCGCTTCCACCCCACTCCCAAGGGATCCTTAACTCTGTTTATAGGTCAGCGATCTAAACAATCTCCTTTCATCCGCCTTGAACACTAACCGCGCTGGGTTAGCATCACCTATCACTACACTTTCTTGTACCTCAATCTTTCTCAAATCTTCCAAGTGTCCAGATTGGGTTTCAATGTAAATCGGACAATCAGAAATCATTGTGCCTTTCTGACCGTTAGTGAATTTTTCTAGAATCTGTTGTAAGTCTCTGACTCTCATCTAATTTCCTTCCTATTAGTTTTAATAACTCGTACCATTTACGACCCCACATTTCTCTCATCTCACCAGATGTTTTCCAATACATATTAGCTATGTTATCCAATCTTCTTTGATCTTCCTTTATAATATTCATCCACTCTCCTTAAAAAGTTATGTTTATATTTTTGAAACTCCAAACCTTCGATGACAAACTCTTGGTAATAATTATCTTTACTACACATCATAACCACACCTTTGGAAATTTTTGTTTTGTAAATAAAATTATGCGCCATTGCGTACGCCGCCAATTGCAGACAGTAATCCTCGATCCACTCTCGACGCTTCGGTTTGTTCGTTTGTTTGAAGTCTATAATCGCATCCTCACCTTTGTGTACACCAACGAGATCAGTTTGCCCGGCATAAAGACCAGGATAATACAAAGTACATTCCGTTCCATAATACTCAGGAACATTACAAAGACCTTGTTCAATAACTCGAATCGCCATATTGTGCGCTTCGCGACCCACGTTTGTTAAATCAAGATAACCTTGTTGTAAAATATATTTCTCTAAAATTTTATGCATCGCAGTACCTCTCGCGGCACTCTCTTCAGTAATTTTTTCAGCTGTAGCTTGACCCACTCGTTCACGCCATTCGGCTAATTTTTGGCGTTTTTCCTCACTTTCTGTGCTACTCAGAATGGTTGTAACGCTCGGTAATTTTTCTTTATCATTAATATTATAATGACGTTTACCTTCAATCGCCTCTCGTACCGTTTTTGGGTATCTATATAAATTATTTAGTTTCATTATTTTTTAATCCACATTTTATAATGTTCAAAGTTAACCACATTATCTTTTACAACTTCTTTAGGGATACTAGTATAGTGTTCAATAACTTGTTGTATCTTACCAAGTTTAGTATGAGCGTAAGGAAACAATAAACAACAAACTTTAAATGCATCACGGAATGTGCAACGCCATCGCCATTGTTTTAGATAAGGTGTTCCATCAACTCGTTTACCTTTTACAGTTTTAGGAGTTAAGGTCCCAACACCTAATACTTCGTGCAACCAAATTAAAACACTACGGTCAGTCATAGTAATTTCCATAGATAATCTCATACTATTCGATAATCTATAACCTGGTTTGTTGTTATGTTTTTTCTTTTTTTCAATACCACGTCTTATATGAATCGAACCTTCGCCGTCAAACAAACCGGCGATATAAGCTATGTCGGTGTCGTTCATTGCAACCGTGCACGATTTACCACGTCTTTAAACTTATCTTCCGTCTCACCACAAACGGTTAACTCACCTTCGGAGTTACAGATTAAACATTGCTCTACATCAAACAAATCTTTTTTAATATCGTTGTATGTAAAGCCGTTGCCTCTACACTCAGGACAAATTATCTTTCGCTTTTCCATTTTTATATCCTAACTTCTTAGCTGCTCTTGATGCGAGCGCTTCGATTGTTTTACTGACTGTTAGTTCTGCATCTAAAAATTTACCATTAGCAAGAAAGCGAAGTTTCTTGTAAGTATCAATTGGTACTGATACAGATTTAAATTTATTTGGATCTGCCATTGGTTCCTTTCCTCTCTTCCTCAAATCTTTTTAATGTATAAGGTTGAGTACCTTTTAACATTTCATCTCTTTTTTCTTCATAAGCTTCATCTTGTATCATATCTTTATGCTCTGGATATTTAAGAAGAAGCTCCATTTCTTTTAAATCATTAGCTCTATCTAACATTAAAACACCTATTCTAATGTTGCTTGTTAAAGCTAATAATATTTTCATTTCATTTTCTGACATTTGTTTCCTTTCTAATTAATTGTCTTCTCATAATTTTATGGGAAATTACAACAGAAAAATAGTATTTGCAAGTGTTATTTTTTTAAGATAAAAAGAAGCTCTCTTCTCACACCTTTTGTTTGTTCGTCCCTTTCTTGGGACGGGCAGACAGTTTATAATTATTCTAAGTTACAATTTTACCTTCATCCTCAACAGGACTACAAGTAAATTTAGGATACAACTGTAAGTTGTTTATTTGTTCTTTGGTAAAATGTTTTTCTGCGTATATAATTTCATAAGATTCAGACAACCCCGCTCTGATACAATCATAATGATCATCAAATACTTTTGGATAATCTTCTGTAGTTCTACAATCCCCTCCTGCCGAAACAGAGCAGATAAACACCGTTAATAAAAATTTCATTACTTTCCCTGACCGCGATACTTCTTCCACGAACGTCGACGCGACTTGTTCATTTTTGCTTTACTAGGATTACGTCCAATACTCGTTTTGTGAAAGGTAGGTTCGTGTGCAATAAAGTCTTTAAACTTTTTCGCCATCGTCGTCCGCCCATTCTTTCACAAAAGGTGTTGCTCCTTTTGGTGCTGTGATTGCCGGTAAGTATGTTATCTTACCATTTACGTGTTGCTCTAAGTCTGCACCACAAGTCATACACCTGTAGTATTCTTTAGACATTGCAACTAACATCGTAAATTCTTCACACGTTGGACATTTTCCATTTACGACTTCTACTTTATATGTAAAATTTTTTGGCATTACTCCAGTATTAACTTCTTTATAGAAAAAGATCCATCTATATTTTTCTCGAGTTCAGCCTTCGACTTTATGCATTGGTACTGAATATTATTATTTTTATTTGATCTCATTGCAACCCTCTTCCCTTTCAAACAGTCAGACATAGTTTCTTGTATTCTATGTTCTTTAATTTCTCCATTGACAATCATAAGAAGGGCTACAATTAACTCTGTCATTGATGCGCTCCATTTGCTCTTACTTTGTCTTTTAGATCTTCAATATCTTTTAAAGCTTTATCTAGTTGTTCTCTTAAAAATTCTATATTAACTTTGTTAGTCATATTCATCTCTTGAGTTTCTTCCATTTTTTCTACAGTCTTGTAAAGATCTTCTATTAAAAATATCTGCTCATGATCTACGGGTACTTGTTCACTTTTTTTAAGCAAATCATTTTGAAATAACTCACGTGATGTCTCTAACGAAACTAACCTTGCTGTAAGCTCCGTATATGCGAACACGCCAGCTGCGACGAGCAAAATCAAACTAGCAACCGTTTTCATCGGCATC